GGGAACCGGGGCAGCCCCAGACGGAACGTCTGGGTCACGTACGCCCGTCCCTGGATCTCCTCGGCACGCTCGGTGGCGGCCCGGATGATCCGCTCGATCAGGCTATCTTCGGCGTCGTGGTCAACCCGCAGGTGCAGTTTCGCCTCTGCCAGACTGACCGCCGGTTCCGCCGGCCCCGCCAGCCGCTCCAATGTCCACATGGCTATGCCCTCGCCCGCCCGCGCCGCCGGGCGGCCGTCTCCCGTGGGGCACGGGCCGCCGTCTCCGGCGCCGGCGCGTCATTGACCTCGGTAACAACGAGCGCAGCGAGCAGCCGCTCGCCGCGCTCCGCGTCCACCTCGATCAATTCACCCGGCTCGCGCCGTTGACCGGTCTCCCGGTCAACGAACGGCCGGATCACCCGATAGGTCGGCATCGCCCCTCCTTCTAGGCGGCCGGCACGTCCAGCACCACGAACGGGCTGACCAACGTGCCGTCCTCATCCTGAATCGGGGAGCTGAGCCACGGCCGCCCGGTCGTCATCCAGAATGCCTTGATGACGGTTTTGTTCTCGCGGAAAAAGACGTGCTCGCTGGCGGAGATCGCGAGCGGGGCGCCGTCCTTGATCAGATAGTAGCCGAGATCGGCCAGAACGAGGTCGCCCTTGTTGCCGAGCGTCGGCATGCGGTTGCTGACTACCACCGGGATGCCGAGCAGCGTGCCGGGCACGTCATCCCGCGCATTCGGCTGCCAGACGAGCTGCCCCGCGGTGTCCATCATCTGCATCAGTTGCGGGAGCACGGTCTGGCTCGCCAACCACACCGGGTTACCGCCGAACAGGAATCGGCTGTACATCGCCACGACGTCGCCGTAGGTGATCTGATCGGCCGTCTCCCGGTTGACCGTCACGTTCGAGGCGTGGCCGATCAGCCCGACCGGCTTCCCGTTGCCGTCACCGGTCAGGAACGCCACGTCCTCTGCCGCGATGATCGCCTGCCGCAGGAGCTGCCGCACCACCGAGTCAGCGATTGGCGCGTTCCGAATCAACTTGTCGGTCAGCACCGTATGGGCCGCGACCTCCTGCGGCTCCAAGCTGACCTCATCGAATTGCGGGTTGGTCTCCGGTTTTTGCGCGCCCTCGTTGATCCAGGCCACCTGGACTCCGGCATAAACCCCACGGGTCCCCGACTGATCGAGGATGGGGATACGGATGACCGCATCCGGGGGCGATCCGGCCGGGATGACAAACGCCCGCGGCCGCACCACGGCTTCCCGCGGACTAATCCGCAGCAGGTCGCTCCGGAATTGCTCCGGCACCAGGTACCCACCGAGGGCATCGACGCTCATCTGGAGGTCCGCTCGGTCCTCGACCCGCTGCCCACGCAGCCGCTGGTCGCCCGGATTGAAGCGCACCGCATGGATGAACTCGCCGAATGAGCGGAAGTCGCGCTCGTCGTAGTCCCGCACCTCAAACCGCGGCGCGTTGCGGGTGTCCGGCTGGGCCGGCTCGGGCGCGGCGTCACGTGCCGCCCGCAGCTCCTCTAGCCGCTCAATCCGCGTCCGCAGGCTCCGCAGCTCGCTATCAAGCGCGTCGTACTGCCGCTGTTCCTCCTCGGTCAGGTCCCGGCCGGCGGCCTCGGCGGCCTCAATCAGGCTCTCCAGCGAGGCGAGCTTGTCCCGGTATTCTTGCCGCAACTTATGAATATCACTCATGAGACACCTCCATCAGGGCGAGGTACGCCCGGTGCATCTCGATCTGTCGTTGCCGGCGCCGGAACTGCGGTCCCGGCACCGCCGGCGCGACCTGCTGGCCGGCCGGCGGCGGGGGCGCAACGACTCGCCCCCGAGCATACACCTCCGTCTCGGCATAGGCGGGGTAGGTGACGGGGCTCACGTCGTACAGGTCAACGTCGAGGATTTCTCGCAGCGGCCGTGGGCGGTCGCTGTCGTTGTGCCAGCGTTGGTCCCGGACCTGGAAGCTGAAACTGCCCTGCCGGACGTTGCCCCGCTTGACCTTCGCCACGACGCGCTGGGCATCGACATCGGCCGGGTCAAGGGCCGCCTCGAACCACAGTCCGTGGTCGTCCTCCCGTAGCCGCAGCGTGCCGTTCGTCGTGCGCGCCATCACCGTGCTGGGATCGTGGTTGAACACCAACGCCACGTCCTGGCCCTCATTGATCGCCCGCGCGAACGCCCCAGGACGGATCACCTCGTCAAACCCGCCAATGTTGGCGGGGCTGTTGAACACGGCGGCATAGCCCGCCAGCCGCAGCACGTCACCGCCATCCTCACCGGCGGCGCGCTGCTCGATCCGGATTCCATCAATGCTGAAGGCCCGGACCTCATGATCCAGGCCGGTGCTCTCGATACCCATATGTGCCTCTCCTAGCCTGGCGCGATGACGCACTGGCAGCCGGTGTGCAGCGGCGGATGGCCGATCGACGTCTGCGAGAGGAACGGCGCCAGCCCCGGCAGCACGAGTGATGTCCCCGCGGCCAGGAACGGGTGATCCCCACTCACGATGCGGCCATCCATCGCCTTGCAGTAGTCGCACGGCTCGTCACCCGTCGCGATCCAGCGGTAAAGGAAGATCCCGAGCAGGCCATAGACGAGCTTGGCCGCCGCATTCGCGGTCCGGTGCGCCTCATCTTCGGCGTCCCGCTCTACCCGGTCATCCCAGCTATCGATCTCGGCGTCGATCAGCGCGGCGAGCTCGTCCAGCTCCTCAGCGTCCTGGCGCTGCTCGGCAGCGCCAGCCGTCCGCTCGCCCCACGCATTGAGAATCGCCAGCAGCCGTGATCGCGAGTCGCCGCAGGGGCGCAATGCCAGCACGTCAACGTATTCCCGTGCGAACTGGTCAAGCTGCTCGGCCGGGGCGCCCTCGCCCCCGATCTCGTCAACCACCTCGGCGGCGATGGCTTCCATCAGGGTCCGCACCGGCGGCAGCATATACTCAACCACCCGCCCCGGCAGCCGCTCGTAGTAATACTCGCGCACCCAGGCCGTGAAGGCGTCGGTGCTGCGGCCCCGGAGGTGCCGCCGCACGGCCGCCCGCACCTCATCGCGCTCGATCCGGACGATACGCGCCAGCACGTCGCGGTAGATTGTCCGGTGCGCGTTCGCTAGCCGGCGCCGGGCCGTGACGGAACGCTGGGCACGGCTGGCACGTGCCTCGAACGGACCGACCGCCCGCTGCCCGGCCCCCGGCGCCGCCTCAGGCGGCTGACCCGCGGGGATCATGTTGAGCGGCTGGAGATAGACATCCCCGCCCTCGATCGGGTTCATGTTTTCGAGCTCCCGGATGTCGTTGGCGCTCATCCAGCCCCACTGCCGCGCCGTGGCATACGCCTGCGTGCGGCTCTGGATGTCCCCGCGCAGCAGCCCGTCGATCGCGAACTCGACATAGTACGTCTGGCGCTCCTCGGGCGGCAAGAGCTTGCGCGTCAATTCCTGCTCGATGCGGACGATCCATGGCCGCATTGTGTAAACCACGAACCCGATGTTCTGTTGCTCGATACCGGTCCCCCATGAGGTCGACCGCTCCACATCGGCGAGGAGATGCGGCGGGATCCGGAAGAACCTGGCGAGCTCCTGGACCTGGAACCGGCGCGTTTCGAGAAACTGCGCGTCTTCCGGCGGCATGCTCACCGTGATGAGTTCCCTCCCCTCCTCGAGGATGCCCGCCCCACCGCGCCCACGGCCGTGCAATTGCTGCCACGCCTCCCGGAGGTTTTCGCGGGCCACATCGGAGAGCTGCCCAGGATGTCTGAGCAGCACGTGCGGCCGGGCGTCGTTGGCGAAAAATCGCGCGCCGTAGGACTCCGCGGCCACCGCAATCCCGATGGCCTGGCGCATCATGGCGAGCGGGGAGAGGCCCTGTAGCCCGTCCATCGCCAGCCCCGGCACGTGCAGCACGTCGCGCGCTGGCAGATCCCGCACCCGGCCGGCCGCGAGCTGTATCCGGTAACGCACCTGCCCATCTTCAGTCTCATACGGCTCGACATACCGCGGGTGCACCGGCCAGAGCGCCACCACGTCGCCACGCTGCCGCTCGATCAGGCTGTAATGGTTGCCCCACAGCGCCAGGTGCGCCATCATCCGCTCTAGCCAGGTGTAGGCCGTCATCCGCGGGTTAGGCTCGGTGTGCAGGATCGGGTAGAGCGCGTGGTACGGCGCCCGCTGGCGGCCGCGTGGCTCCAGCCGTTCGTAGACATGCAGCGGCAGGCTGGCAAGCGTTTCAGCGAGAATCCGCACGCACGAGACGACCATCAGGGTGTTGAGCGCCGTTGTTTCGGATACCCAGATGCCCGCCTCCGAGCGCCCACCGAGCCACCGGACGAACCAATGATCGTCGGGCAGGTCCTCACTGGCGGTGAACCGTCCGCTTCGGCGTTCGAGCAATGTCGATAACACGCCCACGGTCTACCGGCTCCCCATGATGCCGAGCGCCAGCAAGACGACGCCCGGCACGATCAGCGCGAGCGGCGCCC